TACCTCTCCCTGTATTATTCTTTTAACAATAGAATCGCTAGACGTAAAGATTTCTAAGTCGTATACATACTGTCCTGCTGAAATACCGGAAGAAGTTGCTGCAGGTAACTGCATTTTTAATGCTCCATTCGCTGCATTTGTTACAGTAACAGTAAAAGAGGCAGAAGCAGAGCTGGCATCCACAGACGTACGCAGCTGCGCTCGACCTGAATAGTTAGACAGGTTTAGAGCTGTTCCTGCTTGTTTAATCACCAAGTCAAGAGCAAAGTCGGAGCCTTGGTCGATTACTAAGTTATATGTTCCCGCACTCATGTATTTTCTCCATTTTGAAATTATATCTCAAAGGACATGCTTAGTCAAGTTTTATTTTTGGGGTGGTTCTTATAGCTTACCAATCGTAACCCTAGCCACAGTTCCGTCATAGATTACAATTCTATTTGCATTATTTGTGGCCTCAATAACTATACTATTTTCTCTTGTTGCTGTGGCAGAAGATTGTTGCAAACTCATATTATTACTTACTAATTCAATTCTTCCTGCTGTTATATCTGTTGTTGCTGTGCCAAAAGGAGTATTTGCAGATAGAGCAATACCTGCAGCAGTAAGAGCGCTTTTAAATTTAGCAATATTATTCCCGGTAAGAGTGCTTCCTCCCGCCTCTGTGTTTACATCTTCTGCGAGTTGCTCTGTTAGACTAGCACTAAAAGCAACTCCCTCGCTTGAAAGCTCCCCCGCTAAGTCAGTAATTGTTAACTTGGCTCCTAAAGCAGTATTCATTGCACTAGTTGTGGAATAAGCACTTAATGCACTATTCAACGCACTAGTTGTTAGATAATTCGATAGAGATTGATGAGATGTTAAATATCCAGCATCATTAGTTAAGTCACTTACATTTTTCCCACTCAAGGATATACGAGCAGCATCAATAGTACCTGTAGTAATCTTGCCCCCATCAATAGTAGTTGTACCAGAAGAACCAAAACTTAAACCACCTCCGCTTCCGTCCGCCACGCTATTGGTACCGGTAAATCTTACAAGCCCTACAAAATTTGTTGCAGTATGAACTGTACTTCCTAAAGTTACTGCACTTGTAGTTGCCTCATTTTCTACATCATCATCGGTTTGTTCCACATTATAATATACATAATACATCTTGGAACCTGAAGTTCCTCCAGTCGCAATAGGAGCTATTTGATTCCAGTTTGTGGAGCCTGTACCTATTACTCCTCCTGATAGAACTCCTGTTGACCATGTAATAACTACATTACTAGAAGAGGGAGCAGAAGGTGCACTTGCTTGTTGAGTATTATAATAGAGATACCCAGTAGTACTTTTCTTTCCATTATATCCTAACTGACCATCCTGTATTTTACTAATTCTAAATGTCTTACTTTTTACATTACTTTGATCAGAAGACTCCCTTACTGAAACCGTGAACTCAAGAGGAGATTTATCCCCCATGGCTATATTAGTGCTTCCATTATGTATTTGCTTAGTTAGTGTTTGCCCACTTACTCCAGTTGTACTATAGCCTCCATCCGCACTTGTACTTACGCCAGAGAAGCCTCCTCCAGTTACTTGAAACTCTGGAGCTGTATAAGCAGTTGCATCCGCAGTTATAGTAATTGCAGCATTGTTTTGTAGTGCTCCTGCGGCATTATAGTTTAGTATTGTTATATCTGAAGAAACTATAAGTGCCCGCAACCCTGTAAGCAATACATCTTCTATCCAATTTAGAGGAGCGTGAGTATAAGTGCTACCACTTCTATATATTCGTGCTATAATAGCATCATTTGCAGTATCATAACGTAAGGCATTTCTTGCAATTGCCTTGGCTTCATCTACACTTGTAATAGTAGAAGTAGTATGATTAAGTCTTCTATCTACATATAAAGTATCGTCATCCTCTATAAAAGCTACTTTTGCACCAACATACTTATTAGAAGCATACTTTATTCGAATTATATCTCCTAACTCAAACCTAGTTTGAAAAGCGGTTGTTCCTTCGCTTTTAACAACTTTATTTGATCTAGGAGCAACGGTTACTCTCGCATCTGCACTATCAGTACAGTCTGTCCAATCATTTTCAGAGTTTGCTGTATATTGTGTTAAATCTCTCCAGTATGCTTGAGAAGTATTCTCAAAATCGGCAGCAACACTAGAAGTTAACTTAAAATAGTCAGAAGTAGAATCTGCATCAAAATAAATATATGCGTGTTTTCCGTCTCCGAGAGCAGTTAAACTTTGTTGATATGTTGCGCCTGTCCCTGTATTAGCATTATCTACTACTGTGCCGGGGGCTCCAGGGGATTGCATTGCCCAGGCAGCTTTATCCATAGACCATGTGCTAGTACCTGAGGACATTTTTGTGTTTGATCGTATACCAAGAGGCACTCCTTCTGTTGTTCTAGCGCAAGAAATTTTAAATTTATCTTTTACATCTATTGCCTGCCACTTAATTTCTGACCTTTTGCTTTCCTTAGATATGGTTTGAACTCCAAAACTATATACACCATCAGGGATATCACTAAAGCGCATCAACCTTCTGGAAGCATTTTCAATTTCTATTACGTCAGTTCCATCAGGTAATTTTGGCTCTATATGCATAACAAAAGATGATACGTGTTCATATTCTGTACCATCTGTATTTAAAGGAGTTTCCCACATAACATGTAATTCTTGAAGCTGTTGTTTATATCTGGGTGTCTCAAATACATATACCGATTCAGGCTGGGGAACAATAGTAGGTTCTGGACGATAAACAGGATCTTCTACAGCTGTTTGCATACCTTTATCAATTATATCAAATTTGTTATTAGAAAATTCTACGCCTGTTAATTCATAATTATTGTCTTTATCTTGTTTTATACCTAAAAGTTTATATTCTTTATATGAAGGTAAAGTATTTACGCCTTTAAAGGTTTCTTTAATAGCCCATACTGTAGAGGACGGGATAGTACCAGAAAAAGCACTGGAAATTGCTATTTGGGTTACTCCATTCACGATAGATACATTAGAAGAAGTAAATGGCTTACTCTCAACAGAGGTAGAATTTCTGAACTCTACTAGTATATCGTTGCCATCATCATCCTGTATATTTGAAATATTTTTTTCTACCTGTTCGTCGGAATCACTAGTACCAATAAGTTCAGTTGAGGTTCCTGAAATTTTTCCATAAGTAACAGTGTCTCCTCGATTATACGTATAAGTAGTTCCTCCATGAGTTACATTTACAGCAGCATCTTGTGAAAGAACTACAACACGATTCATAACCAACAGGGCTAAAGTGTATGTATAGTCAGAACTTGATTGAAAAGAAAAAGTCTCTGCATTCCCCCGAGCTTCCTGTGCTTCGGAAGAAATAGTTGCAATATCTCTATCTAATGTGATAGCAGAGTTGGAAGAAGCAGTTATTCTTCCACTAAAACTGACTCCTGTTTCTCCTTTGTTTTGTACATTTACTATATCTCCTGGCACCAGAAAACTAGCGTTACTAGCAGTTTTAAATCTAATAATTTCTGTTTGATTTACTGCTGTCCATGCCTTCCATCTTCCCACTCTTATTGCCTGACCTTCCGAAGTACAACCAAAAGCAACTGCTTTACCAGGAAGAACTCTTCCTGTTTCAATTATGTTTTCTCTGTCTTCTATTAACAGGGGTTCCTGTGCATAGCTCGCTAAGGGATTATTCCACATGATGGTATACTGGTTTTTTCTGGTTTTACTAGCAGTATTTTGAGTTGTAAGTGTGCCTTCAAGTATATTTGATTCCGAAAAGTTGTAGATAGGAGTTGCAGGAGCATCCTGTATTGTTGACATCTGTCCATCCATCCAATACAACATACCCCTAAAAATTGTTGCCATATCTTTAAGAACTTTATATGCTTCCGTGGCTTTAGTAAGGTATAAATTTGCAGTAAAACGAGGTTCTGTTCCACCGTTAACTGTAGGAACTAACTCATCACAATACTTTGCAATTTTATAAAGTTGAAATTTATTTATCTCTTGTGCTTGTAAAAAGTCTCCCAAACCATATCTATTATTTATAAGTATATCATAAAATATCCATGCAGGGTTATCCGTATAATATGTACCTAGTTCAAGACTACTAGAATTACTGGTGCCTTCATCACTGAACTCTCCGTTCCATAATCCTGTATAAGTTGCTACACCTGTATCTGTTAGGTGTCTTGGCACATAGTTTGATGGAATTTTTACTTTCAGCCCTCGCACATGATAAGCACGTTTAGGGGGTCCACTAAAGCTTTTTGAGCTAAATCTTACTGCAGCCATAGCAGCAAAAGGATGTTCAAGTTTTTCATCAATAACTGCTATAATTTGTGCAATTTTTACGCCATCTACGACAGCACTTATCTCGTCGGTTCGCCCTCGAATAATGTAACCTCCAGCAGTCAATCTGCCAGTATGGTTATTATCATTAGTCTGTCCATCGGGAGTTAGACGGGTAACTACTAATTTTAAATCTTTTATATTTAAGAAAGTATTTATAGGAATGTCAACGGTGTATGCAATAGAAGTTTTTTGAAGTCCAAACCATTTTTGATATTTAAAGGCCCCTCCTGTAAGGTCTTTCCAATCTGTAGGATTTGCTCCTCCGCTTTCAGATCCTTGAAGTTCTATATTAAAAGCAGCTCCTGCAGATAGATCAGTTCCTTCTTCGTCCATTGCATAGTGACCGCCGGGGAACTCAAACTGTACTTTTACACGATCAATTTCATTTATTTGTGCGCTTGTAAAAGAGCTACTAAATACTATGGTTTTCTGTACCATTCCGGTCGGTAGCGGATCTACAGTGGGGTAGCCTGAAGGTATAGAGGTAGGGTAGGCGTTTGTAGTATCAAACACCTCGCTTTGATTACTTGTTAGTGTAACTGGAAAAGAAGCAACCCCCGTACCTGACATCTGATAAAAAGGTTCTTGAGTACGATTTCCTATACGAAATTCAAGGGAAGATCCGGGGTATTTCTGTGTATTAGCGGGAGTTCCTCCATTGGTGCTTGATCCTTTTATTGTTATCTCAGACCCTAAAGTAAATTCTTTATCCGTAACGGCAAGAGATGAACTGTTTTTTGGTATATAAATAACGTTATTACTACTAACTTCTCTTAGTTCTACTTTTAGAACTCTATCTATAAATACTTCTCCATAGACTTCATTTGTTCCTGCTGCAAATATTTCTTTATCTGTATCACCTATAGTTGCAACGGTCGACCAAGGTCTAAAAATAGCACGTTTTGTATTTCCTGAATTCAATTCAGAGCTATAGCTTGTATCATGAGTAGAGATTAAATCACCTTTCATAACTTGACCGTTAGGTAACTTAATTCTAATTATTGGTTTTAGATTAAAAAGTATTCCACCCTGCTGAGTAGTTTTAGTACTTTGAGTAAAAAATGTAGTTTCTCCAAAAGGAGAAGTATTAGCCACAGCACATAATCTTACACTTCCTATGCCTGTGAGCATACCCTCCCAGCCTTTTTTAACTATTCTTTCTATTTTTACTTTTGAGGAAGCAACTGAATGGACCGTTATCCAACGATAAATATGTGACTTACTATAAGTTTCTGTTAAATCATTATAATACGCTGTATTTCCTGCTCTGTCTTTAAGAGAAGCAGTAACGGGTTGATTTGACGAAGAAGCTGCGGCAAAAGTTATAGTATGGGGCTCTCCTGTTTCTGCCTCTGCTGCTTTAGGGCTTTCTTTTAAAATTCTATTTGTATCAGATAAGGCATCCCCCGCCAAATAAACAGATGCTTCTCCATTTACCAAACCTTCTATAGGTCCTTCGGAAATTAAGTCAGTGACAGAGATTTCCTGAATATCAGAACCACGTTGCGCAGCCCCCACAGGATCATTATATCCCGGAGTCCCTGGTATTGGTCTATTTGGATCCCAATCAAACATTATTCAGCACTCGCAGGATAACGAACGATATTTCCTTCATCATCTCCTAAAAGGGCATAAGACCCTCCCGCATTTTCAGAAGACATTATTGTTTCTGTTGTATTCCTTAGATCAAATGAAACTGCCTTACCAGGCACTCGTAGTTCTCCGTATAATACAGGAACAGGAGCCCCTTCAGGAATAGATTGTTCTGACCCTTGAAATAAATACCCTTCCTTTTGACCCTCTTCTTCATCTGTCGCAGGATCGGGCATCATCAACTCCATTATTCCCATCATTGCTAACATCAGTCCTGCAGCCATCATACCATAATACACCCAAGAACTCATTGCTGCCAGCCACGCTGGATTCATTAGAGCGATTGTTATCAGTATAACTCCTATTATAACTTTAAAAACTCCTTTTGACCCTACGGGAACAGGGGTAATAATAATATCTCCTTTATCTAAAGGCAATAAACATTCTTTTTCATCTGTTATATATTCATCTGCAATTTTAATTTTAAAGCCTATTTGGTTTTCAGTTTTATCTATAAGATACTTCCTCAATCCATCATGGTTTGCCTCAAGATATTGCATAACTTCTTGCACACTACTAGCTGCCACCTCTACAACATCCCCGAATTTCTCTCCCATGTCTCCTGCTAAATATAATTTACGCAACATATCTATAAGCTCCTACTAAGTATTGATGCCAAAAAGGGTATAAACTCTCCCTGCACGACAATCTATTAACTGCATGGTGGTAAAAAACATCATTTCCAATGTATACACCACAATGATTGTTTATTTCTTCTTGCACTCTAAATATAAGTACATCATTTTCTTTTAATTCGGATAAGTCTATTTCTTTTCCGCCCCAGTTTTTAATTACTTCTGGGCAAAAATAATCAAGTCCTTTATTATACCAATTATCTTCAAATAAAGCCCTTCTTGGTATTTCAATTTTTTTAGTAAGTAAGTAATCCCTCATTGCCTCAAAACAGTCTTTTACCCCAAACTTATACTCTCTACCAAAAAGATTAGTTGTACTTTTTTCTGGCTCAACCACGGTTAGGTCCATATTAGGG